GTTCTCAAGTCCCGCTAAAATCACGTAGATGGGGGGCCTGTAGAAAATTTTTCCCACCAATCATCGATGTACTTCAACCAATCATCAATGTTTCTACCATCATCACATTCATATAATCGTCGAATACATTCATCTTTCGATGTGTCAATGCATATCTCTCTTGCATTAAGAGTCTTGCTCAATCGTTCTCTTTCAGATATGAGAGGATAACCACCAATAATCCATGCATTTAGCCATTTGCCTTGTCTCATACGTACCATATCTATCATATAATTACGGACATTGAATACACATGATCGCAGTCTATTAGGCTTAATATATCTATCACATCCGCTAATACTCTGCCATATATTATCGATATCTACAATATAATCTCCGACATCCATATTATCCTTAACGAATGTACTCTTACCAGATAATGGACTACCATATACGATATATACCTGTCTATTGGAGTAGCATAGTTTATTGTGTATCTTATTATGACAGCGATGATGTACCAGCATGATGTTATCTGGATTCATTGCTATAGTAGCATCCAAATAATTAGTCTCTGTCAGCTCTATCTTATGGTGGCAGATACAATCATATTTGGCTACAATAGGTTTGCCACAATATTCACAGATCAGTTGTCCTTCAGGATTCATCCTCTCCAGACGGATAATTTTTGTAAGCTCAACCCAATCTCTCGAAGTGTAAAAATTGCGCAAGTTACCAGCCATCGTTAGTAAAAATTCCTTTCGATTTACCCAAAAGCTCGGATGCTCTGAGTCGATTTCTCATCGGTTCATTCTCATCGTTCATAATTTTTGTCCAAAAAGCTTGTATTTCAGCAATTGAAGCAATGTTATATTTTACACACTTAGCAACCTCTTGGGTGTAATTCTGTGCAACCTCGTCGTTAAGTTGTGTAATATACTGCTGAATATCACGTCTTTTGAGTAATTTTGCAGCACTTGTTCTCGCTGAAGCGGGCGTATATCCAGCTTTGATTGCAGCTTGTGCTTTGTCACCTTTACACTCACCAATTAGGTATTGACAAAATAAAATTTGCTTTTGATTCATTTTTGTCTCACCTATACTTTTCGTAAACGTTTTTTATGTCGTCCAAAATCTTGTTCACTTTGTCATCACTACTAAATCCATTCAATCCTTTTTTCTTGATAACGGATTTATAATCGATATAACATTCATCAATATCGACATTTCCATTGATACCGTTGATTTTGCCTTCACTTGACTTTTGCCAAATTCCATATTGTCCTGAATACGTGCATTTATCGTTATATTGTGCTACCCAAATAGCATAACGATTTCTGACTGCCTCAGTGACAAAATTTGTAAGATAATACGTCGAACAATACAATCCTGCGTAATATCCTGCATTTTCAAGCGTGTCACAAAATGCTTGGACCATTTCACTGCATGCTTTCTTACCAAGGTCAAACTGTCTTTTTTCTTCCAAATCAAAAAAGATAGGAAATTCAAACGTTTTGCCTTTGATAACTTCCAAACATACTTTTGCTTCTTTTTTAGCTTCTTCCACTGATGTTGCATATGAATACCAATATACTCCACATGGAATATTATTCTTTTTACAACCTGCGTAATTATTCTCAAATTGTTCGTCTTTTTGAGATAATTCTTTGCCATATCCTGCACGAATAATTGCAAAATCTACATGAACCTTAGACCAATCAATGTTTCCTTGGTGCTTTGAAACGTCAATACCTTTCATCACATCACCCACATTAAAATAATCATAAAAATCATCTGTGATATTTCCGGTGCCATATACTTCATCACCAAACCAATATCCATTTGTTCGAACATCGACATGTGTAGAACTATAATTGTCTGTGATATTTGCAATTCCTTTGAATCCAATATCTTGAGCAATACAACAGACTTTTTTGCTAGTGATAATATCACCATTTTGGTCATAGCATACGATATCTGCAGCACGTCCTTTTGTATGTTGGCCAATACCATTGCCACCAACATTTTTGTCATGTGTACTGCAACGATATCCACTATTCACAATAATCTTTGAACAATCCAATTTATCGAATAGCATTTCCAATTTATCAATCAAATCATTTTCAATTAAAATGTCATGATTTTCTCCACATTTGCATTTAAATTCTTGGACATTGAAATGCGTTGATAATTGTGTACGATCATCATACGAATAATTCATGCAATCACCCCTTATGCTCCAAATCATCAATGCGATGGTTTGCAAGTTTCAGTTGTTCATGCAACACAGTGGTGATTTTTTCGATATTATATTGGCGTTCTACTAAACTATTGTGCTTTTCAACCTTTTTCTCCAATTGTTTCAGTCGATAATTGATTAGATTGATGCCACTAAATGTTCCTAATGCTGTACCTGCAAGTGAACACAATGCAACAATAATTTCTGTACTCATTCATCTTTTCCTAACTGCTTATAAATTTGATTTCCATAAACTGCTGTACCCGCACAGAGGATGCCCTGTACGATTCCAGAGAATATTCCGTCAAGCGATAAACCATAAAGGCTGATCGTATAAAGCGCTCCCAGGACGATACCAGATATGCCCAAGAGCATAGGAATATATTTGTTTTTAATTACTTTCGTATCGCTGAAAATTTTACCTACTATCACCAATACTGGAATCAAAATCAACAGCTCAGCTCTAATATAATCAGTCATTGTTATCACCTCATCTCTAATAATATTATACCAAGAAAATGAAATGTTTTACATATACTGTATGTGACATCAATGTTACACTCATTGAGTGCCTTATGCTTAAGCATAAAAAATAAGCCGCTCAGAATCATCTCTGAACGACTTTCATTTTTATAGTATAATTTATCATGCGTAAACTAAAAACGCTCCAGATCAGTTCTGGAGCGCTCTGAGTATTATATATTTACCGAATCAATGTAAGACGTGCACCTTTAGCTTTGAGTTCTTCACACGCTGCTTTGAGTTCATCAATTGTTGCTTCTCGTTCTTTTCTCTTTTCGCTTCCAATTGCCATATGGCAAGTCGATCTCGACAGATTCAAAATCTCCTTTCGGAGTATAGTATAACTATCGTTCAACGAACGTTGTTCATTTTGTACTACCATGAAATCTTCGGAAAATTGTTTAACTACTTCGAACACTTCACCAGTAGCTTTGCTTTTTAGCGTACCATCATCTAACTCGACGAATTTTTCTCTTTCATCTGAAATATTGACCCACATGCAACCAACTTTCTTAATGTACAACATAACTAACTCACTTTCTCCCCGTATTGCCGATAGGTCAGCATGTTGTTTGTAATTTATCGTGCTGTTGTTACATTCCAAAATTTGGATTCGTCATCATTTTCTTCACTGTACTTTTCATCTACATCGTCGAGGTTGTATATATCAACCTTTCCAAAGAACATCGTCGTGCTTGGGTTTTCGTCAATGTTGAATTTTCCTTCTTCACTGATGCAATAGTGGCTTCCGTCCTTGTACTGCACCCACAGGAAATCATCTGTACGCTGTCCGATTTCATTTGCATATTTGATACCGTCAATGATGTCGGCAACATCGTGTAAAGCTTCTTTTCTGTTTTCCCACACTTCAAATACCTGTCCAATTTTTGTTTCGAATGTTTTCATTTTTAATTACCTCTTTCTTTCTGAGCTTTATGCTCTTGTTTTGTTCTGTGATTATATTATACAACATTTGTTGCACTAGAAATATATGGTTTTAGTAAATTGATTATGAATAAAATGTAAAAAGCCCTCAGAACTAAAATTCTGAGGGCTTCATAATGCATTTATGCGTTATAAGAACAATTCGTAAATTACGTCATCAGCAAAGATGAGATACTTTAGCCGATTTATCAATCTGCGTTTATTACGACTGATCGTTGTTACGGTTGTGTCAAAATACTCTGCTACCATTTCACGAGTTTGATTCTCGAAATATATCATTGGAATGATATCATAATAAGCGTCATCCAAAATTTCATTAAGAGCATTGTCTACGATATCAACAAACTTCTTTGCCGTACCGTCTTCGCTATATGCTTTCTTCAGCTCATTGTAGTTTTTCAGAATCTGCTCTGTTTTTTGGAATGCAGTCTGTCGATTGTCTTTCATTAGTCCTGACAATTTTAGTTTAGTGATCGTACGATTCACTGTTTCTTCAATAATTTCATTTACGTCCACATTATCACCTTTCCCTCACAAAAATGTGGTGTCAAGTCAGGTTATATAGATAATATAGATATATTATATTATATTATTATACTGCTAAGTTTTTTTATCGTCGAAAAAAGTTAACGCTGGAGTATATATAAAATAAGCAATTTAAGCTGACTTAAGCTGAATTGTGCCCCAAAAGCACGGTCCCAGTTAGCTTTTTGCCGATTCAGCTTAATTTCGTTTAAGCTGACTTTGCTGAATTTTAACCTGACTTTTTTTCGCTCATTTTTATGCACTTTGCACAAAAATGATAAACTTCACACATTCAAATTCGTCACAGAAAAAAACAGCCAAATTTTATCGTTTTTTTCACAACTGTTCGTACTATTCCAGAAGCTTAAAAATCAACGTTTAAGCTGACTTTTCAAGTCAACCTGAATTGAAGCTGACTTGAATTTTGTGATACCTGCGTTGATAGCCATTCGTCTACAAATAGGACACATTTCGCTTTCAATAGGTTTTCCATTCTCAAAACCTGCTAAATACAGCGTAGAATCAATCATGTCCCTACGAGCAGCGGAAATCATTGCATTCATTTCAGCATGTACACTTTCACAATCACAGTAATCACCGTCATTATGCTTATGGCCTACTCTTTTGCAGCTATCTGTACCGTCACAACAATTCGCTTCACCTCGAGGCGAACCATTATAACCAGTAGCAATTACTTCATCATTTTTTACTATCACTGCTCCGTATTGTCTCCGTAAGCAAGTTGATCGCTTGCTTACGGCTTCGGCAATACCTAAATAATATTCATCGACCGAAATTCGTTCCATTACACTTTCTCCAATACTGTGTTACCTATAACGAGTACATCCGTGCCACTTGTTATCCAGCTCTTTACCGCTACTTCTGTCGATTCAATAATTGGATTGTTGTGGAGATTGAAACTCGTATTGATGAGCGCCTTCTTACCGGTAAAAAGTTGATAGTATGACAGTACGCTCCAGATGAACGGGTCTTCATCCTGAGAGACGATCTGCGGTCTTGCCGTATTATCTATATGGCAAGCAGCGGGATAATCCTCGATGAATTCTGGCGTACAATCGAAGGTCATCGTCATATACTTTGCACTGTCTCTACCACCGTCGAGCTCTAAAAACAGGTCATCCGCATCTTCTTCACGGCATACTGGAGCGAAAGGCATAAATTCGGTGCGGCCAAGCTTGTCATTCAGCCAAGTATTCGTTTCTTTGCTGTCACAGTTATACAAAATACTGCGGTGGCAAAGAGCACGAGGACCAAATTCCATCGTACCTTTAACGAGGCAAACAATCTTATTTTCACTGAGCATATCTGCAATTGTCTCTGCCAATTTTTCATCGTCGGCAATTCTGCGACAAGAATACTTGTCAGACTCACCAACGATCAGACGTTCGTTTGCAATCGTGCCACACTGATTCGGACTGATTTTGGTTTCAGGAAAATCATCGAGAATTGCGTAAACAGCACCAATTGCATTGCCTTCGTCTCCCATTGCAGGGCATACATAAACATTTTCGAAGATGCCTAATTCTTTGACTCTCTGATTGATTTTGACATTTGCAAACAATCCGCCAGACAAATAACAGTTTTTACCTTTATTGTCAACATTCTCATATATCCATTTGCAAACACATTGTTCTGCGTATTCCTGAACGGTAGCTGCAATGTCCTCACGCATTGCTCCTGCTGCTTTCAGATTTTCAACGAGCGAATAGGTTGCTTTCTTCAATTTGAGATAATCTACAAAATCGATAATGTTCGAGTCATTTGCCATAAGTTCTTCGTTGTCTGTTAAAACTACTTTACGAGATTCAACTTCCAACGAATAAAACTCTCTCAAATATTTTGGTTGGCCAAACGCAGCTAAACCGGTAATTTTTCCTTCGTGCTTGAGCTCTGTAAAACCTAATGCACCCGTCACAAATTGGTATACAAGACCAACCGACGCTCTAAGTGGCAAACTGACGCTAGCTTCGTTATCGCCAAATTTATAAATGATTCCGCTGTAACCATCACCGAAACCGTCAGATGTGATGAAATAATCACCGAGCTTAGGATTATCATAGAATGCGGCTGTTGCAAAAGCGTGTGCCCATTGATGGTGTACATGCAAGATATCTTTGAAACTAATTTCGCTGAAGTAGTTGCTAATCATATCGCGCCAATTGATACCACAAAGATTGTATTTTATGCCGTACTTCTGCAAATAGCTAACGCTAATATTCTCATAGTGAGATACGGTAATAGCTTCGAAACTGTATACACCAGAAAGCTCACAGCACTTCAGAGCAGCGTCAAACGGAAGCTCTTTAGTATTCTTTTCGCCGTTCAAACGTTCTTGGGAGATTGCTGCAAGCACTCCTCGTTCACTTGATACGACACACGCTGAACTGTTATGACTGAATGACATTCCAAGATAAAATTTTTCCATCGTAATTTCCTCCTCAATATTGAATCCAATGTGATTTGAACCAATGTGTCCAAGGTCTACCTTTTGTTTTAACTACTCCAAAACCTACGCCGATAGCATAAGACGATTCGATAACCTCTCCGTTTCCAACATAAATGCCAACATGATTAGGCATATAAACCAAAATACCAGGTATATTTGGAATAGTTTCGATCGTTCCGCTTTCAGTTGCGAGCTGAAATAATTCATAGGTAGTAATATCTTCGAACACGTCTGCACATTTCTTCACCAGACCGATACAATCGAAGCACCAAATGTGTTTACCAATAAAGCGTTTAAGATACTCAACCATCGCATAATTGTAACGTTTGGGTGCGATCTGGATTCCTCTGTTTATAACCTCTTCGCTAATGATTTCACCAGAAGCTCCCCATACAAACAACGTGTCGACGTTTGATAACCTTTGAGCAGACAATGCAACTTCTTCACTTGTTTTCATACAAATTCCTCCGTATTTATTCGTCTGGATTTTCTAGACGTTCTTTCAACTCTTTCTCAATCCTTTTGTTGTCAGCACTCAAAAACAAAATTGCTAACATGCAAAAAGTAATAAGCATTACTTTCATACTTTCAAAAATTCCTCCATGTATGGCAATCCTTCAATCCATTCGCAGAATTTTCTCCACTCATCGAGCTTGTGATTCTTTCTCGAATGGTACATATTCAACAGCACCTCGTAGTTGAGCTGTACTGTTGCACGCTGATTATAACTTGACGGTAAAAGCTGAATTATCTGCCACCAATGTTTCTTATCTTTAGTTTTAAGATACAAATTTCTGTAATTATTCAGTGCCTGAATGATTACTCTCAAAATTTCCAACGATGCTGTTTGTAATTCAATCAGTTCTAATTCTTCTGTATCCAAAATGGTATAATGTTGATAATCCAAAGTTATTAAATGCTCCCTTGAAAAATCACTCAGTTCAAATTCTTTCGCTGTGATTTTGTGCATCGTTGAGCATGAATCACGAACTGTACCGACTTTATATGTATCGAATTCCTTCCACCAATATAACGGTGCTGTGATGTCAACTGTCACATTGACCATGCGAAGGAATTTTCTGTGGTCTGTACCCGCCTCGACGAGCGTTTTCATCAAGGCGAAGTCTTTTTTTCCAATACAAATTTCGGTTCGCCGTGTGCTCACATTCCCAAAATATTGGGTGCTTATTGTGAGTTCGGTGTCTGACTTGTCCCAACTGTTCATCGGGTTCCGCATTCCTCGAATGGCTGCTTCCCAACCATACACTTCAGTATTTTCAATTTTTATCATCTTTCACACTCCCATAACGCCCACACAATGACGATTGTCAAACACAACCACATCATTTGTTTATCACCACTTTCTTTTTGGCATATTCGATTGTTTCACATAAGCTGTCAAGTTCTTCAGCAATGTGGTCAAGTTTCTCTTGCATGCAATTCTCATCAAAGTCATAATCAAATAACTGATTCGGTGTAACTTCCAAAATATCGCATATTTTCAACAACGTGCTTACTTTTGGATAACAAATTCCCCTTTCCCATACAGAGCAATTTGTTTGATCCACATCAAGTTTTTGTGACAATTCCTTTTGCGAAAGTCCTTTTTGCTTACGAAAAATTTTCAAATTTTCTGAAAAACTCATTGCACGTTCTCCTTGATACCATACTGTTCGTGCTTACATTTGATATATTCTTCAAAATCAATTTTACTGAGTGTTAACACGTCGTAATAACGTGTTAACAACTCGTGTTCAATTGATGTGATTTGCCATAATATACCAATTCGCCTACTGTCGTTATCTTCACGTGAATATTTGTTCAGTGCCGCATGATATTGTTTGAGTTGTCCTCTAACAATTTCACCTGCCAATTGGATATATCCTTCATCCATGCTTACACTCCTGTACTACCAAAGGCTCCAGTTCCACGTTGTTCAAAATCATCAGTGATGAAATCAGCGATAACAATCGGCATTATGAGAAGTTGTCCGATTCTGTCTCCATCGTGTACAACAAATGCTTTAGTACTACAATTGGTAACGATCGCGTGAATCTCTCCGCGGTAACCTGAATCAATTGGAGGCAACTCGCATGTAATACCTTTGCTGGTTAAACCGCTTCGTGGAAATACGAAAGCTGCATAACCGTCAGGAAGCACTAAACCCAAACCTAACGGAATTTTTACCGTTGTATTTGGAGCGATCGTGATAGCACCGCTTTGTCCTTCAGAACCAATAACGTGAGCATGAACATCTGCACCTGCATCATTTGCATGAGCTCTTTTTGGAAGGCTTTCGTAGCCGAAGTTCAGTACCTTAATTTTCATATGTTTCCTCCTTCAAAATACCGTAATCTTCACATGCCAGAACCAAATCAATTTTTGGACTGTCACTTGTTTCCACAATGTGTTCCAAAATAAATTTGTATTGCATCAACTTTTCAAAATCTACTGAAATTTGCACAGTTGGAACGGCATTTGCTGCAAATTCAATGTCAGCATAATTGCGTTCGTAAACGTGAAGACTTACAACAGTGTGAGTATATGTACCGTACGGAACACCAACTCTTTTCGCAATATACTTCGTGAGTTCCGTAAAGAAAATAGTGTCATACGGTAAACCAAACCAAACATCATTGCTGCGCATGATACCGTAACAATTGAGCTTACCGTCTCGAATCAAGAACTGTAAAGCAATTGTGCAAATCTCATCCTTTGTTTCAATTACATGTTCGTTTGGAACATTGAAATTGATAACGGCTCGTCTGCTTGTAGGGTCATTGCATAAAAGCTGAATAATCTTCTCGACTTGATTGAAACCGTGTCTGCTGAAGACAATGTCGCCGTACGCTGAGTATGAGGTTACTCCGTCATCCGAGATGCGACCCCAAAGACCTGCGAATTTGTTTATAAAGGCAACATCATTGCGTCCGAGGGCGTACCAGAGAAGCTCTCCGCAAACGTATGATTTAGAAATATTTCTCACGTTGATAACGTTATTGTCCAAGTTAGTCAGCGTGAAAGAATATCCATTCAATTCTTTCGTTCCTCTTACTTCTGGAGCAACGCTTAATTTGGAACAAATCTCCGAATAGATTTCGTCCATGTTGTCTTTAGTGATATCAACCATTTACCTTTTCTCCTAACATTTCATATATTTTTTTGAACGAATTCATTTGCGCAATTTCACTCATTTTGAATTTCACGTGAAATTCACTTTCGACGGCAACGATCAAACCAATATGAGCTAAACTGTCCCAACCATCGGTATTGTCAGGAGTAGAATTTTCATCAACTTCTACTTTTAACATGTCTCGAAAAATTTCTTTCAATTGTTCAAGCATTCAATCACCTCGTTTTTCTTCACGTAATCCTCAACGTTCAACTCGTAAGTAGCAGGAGAACACCGAATGAAACCTAATTTGCAATAAATGCCGCGATTTGATTTATTTCTATCAGTAGCATAAAAGCATCCAACAATTCTCTTAATGCCTTTTGATTTACATTCATCTACAAATCTGTCGAACACTGCAAACTCCAAATTTCGTTTGAGAACTCTACAGCTCATTACCCAAACGTCAATATTTGCAACGTCGTCAAAACAAACGGCAGAAATAACGCTCACTAAACCGTTATCACCGAATTTGTCTTTCAGTTTTGCGGTCAATGTGATTCGATCGTCGTCAATCAAATTCGTGACATTTATACCTGTCAAATTGAATTGGTGAGTTTTCTTAATCAATTGGACTGCTCTCTTTTCAGTATGTTCATTCACATGCTCGATTTCAGCAATCATGTCCAAATTTTTCAAGTATTCACCGTAGTCTGAAAACTTACCTTTGAACGACTCTCTTTCATGATTTGCTTTGTACATGTCAGGACGATATAAATCATCGTCGGTCACGATCGTCGGTTCAAAATAAGCTTGCTTGTCCAATTCTCTGATTCTCTCAGTGATATAACCGATGAATGGTGTTTCAGCTCCAGTTTGTTCATGAACCAAATAACGTTCTGCTTCATTATCATCGATGAATACAAAATCAGCAGGTGCAATGCCAACTTCTTGTGATAACTTGAGCAAGTTATTTGCCTTATTATCCCAATTTGCGATAATAATTGGGAAATCAGATTCGTTTAAAATTCCTTCAGATGTTCTGAGCGCACTCAGAGCAGCATCTTCATTGTTCTTCGATATAACATAAAGTGGTACATTCAAATCCTTAATGTACTTCTGGAACTCTCTGAAAGCTCTACCTACAGCGTTATCAGCAGATACATTTACGGTACCTTCTCCAGCTAATCCGTCCCACAAAGTATTATCCAAATCGATTGCAATGGCTTTTTTATTTTCACCACAAATAGACTTTATGATATGCAAAATATTCAAACACAGCATCGGAATTGCAGCCACATCTAACGCGTAACCATACATGTACCAATGATCGAGATTATGCCATTTTTCAAGGCCATAATTTGCAGAAAGCCAATTGATATCGTTGATGTGGAACCATTCATGTTCAAAAGCGAAATTGTAAAACCGTTCGTTGAGTTTAGTGACAAATCTTGATTTGCCTCTAATGTCGTAACAATCTCGATTTCCTAACAACCGATAAAACGGCATTTCAAAATTATTTTGGATAATATGGCAACCGTAATCTTCATGCAACTTCAACCACATTTTTTCAAACCGAATATATTCTTCATCCAGTTTTCTCAGGATTTCATTTAGTGAATCTTTCACGTTCGGTTCATAAACTATATTCCTGATCGTTGTGTGAATATAGATGAAATCTGGAGTGAATCCATGAAAATCACCATACATTGCTGTTTCATAAAATTTACCGAAATCATCTTCATACACTTCGTGAGTTTCTCTCAAAACCTTTGCGATATGATTTGTCGTAGAACCTCCAAGAATAGCTATTTTCATCGAATCTTCCTTTCGACCTCATCAACCACTTCATCAACGGTTTTGTTCGTAGTGTCAATGATTTCAAATCCGTACATATACGCGTACCGAAGATAATCAAAACGGATACCGTTTATTTGCCCGTAATTTTTCAAGAAGTCATCACCTCTTGCTCTAAGACGTTTTTCCAATTCAGATTTTTCCGCTGTAAAAATAAACACTTTACAATCGTACTGGTCCAAAAGATTGAACAACGTCATTTCTGAGCCGCTATCAAGTTTTGATTTACGGCCAAAATACTTTGGATAAATGAGCTCGCTGATAAAGGTTCTGTCGTGAACCATGTTTTCAGGAATCATTACCTCCATGTACTTACGAAAACTACCGTCACCGTTATGTGTCAGTCGAATGATGTCACAGTTTAAACGGTTCGCTAATTTTTCAGCGACAGATGTTTTTCCAGTGCCGTCACAACCATCAATCAAAATTCTCATTTTTTCCTCCTTATGAATATCCTATATTTTTTACCTTTGATTGTTTTGTCCTTGATATCGAAATTAAAACGTTTTTTCACTTGTTTTGAAAATTCGATATGTGACATTGGATTGAACGCATTTGCCAAACAAAATTCATTGTAAGTTTTATAAACTTCTTTCGTAGGCTCGTTCTCAATGTCATCTTCAGTCGTTTCCTTGAAGAATAATTGAATAGGATTATTAGTCTCTTCATATTCCTCAATTGACTTTTGAACTTTGTCCGATTTAGTGAACGCGTTGTTTTTCAAAATACGTTTTAAACCGTTGATGCCTAATAGTATCAAATACTCCAACACATTCGGTTCGATTAGTTTATATTTGATATATGGGTCAAAATCAGGGTCATCCTTAGAAAATCTGGCGTCAAATGGGATAATAACCAATCGACTTAGTACTGCGCCAGATTTATCTTTCATTCTTGGAATATTGTTCGCTGAAAATAATAGCTTACAATACGGTGCGAAGAAGAATTCGTTTTGGCCTTTCTTTTCACCTTTTATCGGATCTCCAGAAACGATTTTCTTAAATATCGAAGGATTTGCGATGAAATCATCGCCGATATCATCACCGATATTTGCCAATTTTCCGAATAATGAAGCTGATGAAAATCTGTCACCTAATTCGTTTAAATCCAGAGCGGCAGTGTTATCATCACCAAGTAATTCTTTGAGCATTGATAAATATGTTGATTTACCATTCTTTTTGTCACCTGTCAAAATAAACGATTTTCTTAACTCATTACGTCGATAGAAACAATAGCCAACGGCTTCCTCAAGCAACGCTCTGACGTTCTCATCGTTGCACGATAATTTATCTAACGTGTTGTCTAAAAGCTCACTGGAAGCGTCAGAGTTATAATCGTAATTGATTTTGTTAGTGATAATTATGTCAGGTGAAAAATCAATCAATTTATCTTCTTCAATGTCATAAATTCCATTCTTGAATGCAATATATTTAGCATCACTAGGTCGAGTATTTTTACGAGTTAACACGTCTAAATAACTCAATACTTCAGTTCGCTTTGAACGATTCAAGTTTGGAATGTGTTCGATCATTGCAGCTTCGATATCCAATTGGCCTGGAACATAAATTCCGTCATGATAAATGTGCAACTGTCCGTTGATTCTCACAATATGATGAGTGTTCTTCAGGTATATTGCAAACTTGTCAAATTGGAATTTTCCATTTTTGAAAAACATCGGCTTCTTGAATGCATCATCTCTGAGTATTGTATTTAGCTCTGACTCATCCAACGGGTCTTTCAGCAAATATTCGTTGATAATACCTATGCATTCGCGAGCTTCATCAACTGAAAAATTATTCGACTGCAATGTCAGAATATAATTGAATAACGTTTGATTTCTGCCATCGCCACTTTCCATTTCCAAGAAATCAATCGAGCTTTTTACTGGCACCAACCATTTTGGAACTGTTTCATAATCATCGCAATCATAAATTATTTCACGTTCCTTATTGTCATATTTCAAAATGGAATATGAGTTTTTTGTACCTATCTTGATATCTGCAGTTAGGCCACAAGCCAATTTTGTGCGAATCTTATTTGTTTCAAGTTTGTCATTGATAAACAAAAAATGCTTTCCTCTATTAGTTTGATAAACTCTGCATTGCAGTTTCATGTTCTGAACGATCTTGAACAGAATTTCTGACTGCTCAAAGTCATCAATGTCAATTAGAGCTGTTTCATCAGATAAAATACCAGCATATTCAGGTAAGTTTTTCACCTGATCGTACGTTTGCAATTCACTTGCTGTTTTATCTTTGAATTTGTACAAGCATTTTTTATCTTTCGTAGGAACAAACCCTTTGAAAAATGTCATTTTTTTATGCAATGAATACACCTCATCGAATTTCCTAATCTCAAATTGTCACCACGAACGGCGTAAGTGTTTCCACATAAACCGCAGCGACACAGCCAATAGGCTTGCTTTTTTCTTGACATGTGCGAAAATTTTAACACTTTCCATTCGCCAAACTGTTTTCCAAGCATATCTATCATGTTTGTATCACTCCGAATTGTGTTAAACGCTCTTTTGCTAAATTGATGTACCATTGTTTGTCAAGTTTCCAACCAACAGTTGCTTTTTTCACATCATCGTTCACAATGAAACAATGGTCAGGAGTGTTCGCAAATTTTTCTATTGTGGTGTTACCTTCTTTTTGTTTTCCGATGTAAGAATCACTATCACGATTACTAGCAAAAACTCTAAAGCATTTCTCGGTAAGAATTGCACCGTTATAAATTGCGTGCTTGAATTTACCTGAAAGCTTGACGATTTTTTGAAACATAATCAAATCCTTACATTCATCGATCGTCTTTTCGACTCGAATACCTTTTGTCATATAATCAACCATTGCTTTATTGACAATTGGTAAATCATAATCTAATGTACTTTGCTTCTTGACGTATGAACCTTTGGACTTATAGTGTCCGTCGCCATCAACAACGACATAATTGTTAACGTCTTTTTGGAAAATACGTCGATATTCATCAAATTCCATATTCAAACCAGTACGCTGTTCCCATTCATAAACAATGTCGTCAATAGTTTCAAACCATTTGTCTTCATCTTTACCATCAGGCATTCTAATCAAAATACCATCGGTATTAGACTGAATGATTTCTGCATATGGCTCTAATTTTTCCATCAAATCCAATAGTAGCAACTGTCCAAAAATACAAATGTTATTTGCCATCAACGGATCGTACAACTGGTTGTTTTTATCTTTGAGACAACCGTATGTACCATTCAGCAACCATTTTAACGGTGCTTGCAATGGATTTTTCTCCGCCTTGTATTTCAATCGTCGGTGATAAATATCAACAAACTTTTGAGGGTCCTTGATATTTCTCGAATGTAGGTTATATTGAATCATCAATGACGGATACAACGACGCGACGTCCATATTGATGAAATAACCTTCAGCGACATATTTCTTGCGAGCCGAGTGAATACCGCCCCAACCAAATAGTGTTTCTACACCTGCGACTAAAACTGTCAATGATTTCGAATAATCTCGATTGTTCACATCTTTATACCAATTTACGACATTCGTATATTTTGATATTCTTAATGTATCTGGGAACGATATATCAAATTCGTCTCCTCTTGATTCACGAGGTCTGTGAGCATCAAGAATCATTGCTGACAATTGCGCTTTCGTTCTGCTTATATTTGACATCGGCAAACCAAACATTTTTATCATACCTATTTGAGCGTCGAAATCATCTTTTCGTGAGAAAAATACTTCGATTGTTTGTTCAACATCGTGACAACAATATTTGATTGTTTCTTCTATCTCACTTTTGGTCAACTTTCGGTCAATGTCGAATGGTACAGATGTTTCCTTAATGTCATTTCCCATAAAACCTTCGAGAGATTTAAGACCTCTGTCACTGCGATACATCACGTCGTAATTGTACATTTGGAATTTTCTGAATAAACCGCTGAATTGCCATCCATATTTTCCTTTAGCGATAATGAAATCGTTGACTTCTTTTGGGTCAAACCCACAAAGAATAGCTTTCAATATGTACTGGTCATAATGGTTGTTATTGTAACCTACCCAAATTTCATTTTTATGAGCATCAAAGTAATTTTGTAATTTCTCTTTGTCGTTAACAATCACTACTTCAGATTTCTCATAAATATTGATAATCACAACAAGCCAATCTTCCTTGAACACTTCGAAGTCGTAAAAATTAAGAATTGAACTCACCTCCTGACTAACCCACCTTCCCGCCCAGTCAAAAGAATTATTCTACTTCGAACGAATCAATAATTTCGAATGTGTTATAACCTTTCTTGTTCTCACCATAGTCAAGAACAAATTCAACCTTGTCCTCGATTTCTTCGAAGATGTCTGCAAGCATCTCAGCATACTGAGAATAAGACTCGAACTGTACATCAACAGTAGTTTCAAGAGAACGTAAGAACTCATCTGCGATGTGAATCTGAAAGCCCTGAGTGATGACCTGATTCATAAAGATCAAAGAACCCTTATACTCACCATTGGTAATCTTGAACCAAACACTCACCATCGGATCACCCTTCTTGGATTCTGTCAGTTCGAGCTTGGTGATTGCTACCTCATACTTAGCGTGAGGTACTTCCTTGAAATCACCGCCGCCATTTTCCTCTGCATCCTTAATGTCGTTCTTCAGGCCTTCAAGGTCTACCTGCTTGTCAAATTTGCTGAAATCCATATTTTTTCCTCCTGTTATTTATTCTCAATTGTCAACAATCCTGTTTTGTAGCTGACAACGAAAAACAATGTAATGATTATGACTTTGAGCAAAAACTTCATCGTGCTCTTCTTACGTAAAAACTCACTCAGTTTCGTCATTCTGTGCGCTTCTTTCTTGTTCTGCGTTTAGGCTTTTCCTCAGAAACGTCTGGAGCTGCCCCAGGCGCTTTTTCTTCAGGTTCTGATGTAGTTACATCTGCCTTTTCAGTTGTTTCATTGGGAGTCTTCTTGACGCATTCATGCTGCGCTTCTTCAGTAGCTTCAGCATAAACTTCCATGAGGTCATCGTATGTGCAAGGAATCTCCTTACCAACAACATTGAGACGACCACCACCAAAAATTACGTTGTCAGTCTTAAAGCTGATTGTTCTCGTGTCATCATCCTTAACGATAATTCTTGCAACAATGTCAACCATGCCAGCAAGCTTAGTAGCAATTGCTTCCTGAATATTTGGTCCAATACGAGTAATCTGTTCACCACTCTTCTTGGTGATTGTCTTAGTGACATCTTCGTGAGAGCAAATAATGATGTTGTCATAATCCAAATTGAAGAAACGTCTCATTGTGGACAAATACTCAGTTTTGATAACATCCCAGCCCTTACCAAAACCGCTGTCAGATTCGTGCTGAATGCCCATCTTGTCGTACATGTACAAGCGGCACATTTCACGAGTATCTTCAACAAGGTCAAGCGTAATCGTCTTGAAGTCATTCTGCTTCTTTTCCAGTTCATCCAAGATTTCCTTGAATACTTCCCACGCAAACTTACGATTGGTAACTCTACCAGTAACGGTGACTTCGTCCTTGATGTAGAGATACGGAGCGGTGACGTTCTTGATGTTGCCGTCAGTCGTAAGAATCAACGGATCAGGAAATTTGTCCGTCAACGTTGTCTTACCTGCGAACGGTGGAGCATACAGCCAAATTTTCTTCTTGTTGGAGATTTCAATCTCTCGACGTTCATTCTTTGGAAGGTTCATGTAATCAATTCCTTTCTCACAATAGAGTTGGTATTCACACCAATCACAAAGGCGTGTTGGATTTTTTATATATTCAGTATCTTCAACGCAATGCTTTGTGTTGATGAGATACTCAATAACTTTGTTTGGCTCATAGTCAATTTTCTTGACTATGATTTCCTTTTGTTCAAGGTCTTCCATACATCTTCTTCGAAACTCGTAAATGGTTTCATCTATTGGATTTGTTTTGTTCTTGCGCTTCATTCTCAAATTGCATTTTGGAACAAAAACAAAGTAGAGATTTCGGATATGTTTACCCGGATTTGTAAGCTCAAAGAAGTACTTGTAAAGATGAAGCTGTGCTGAGTCCAAATATCCTTTCACGTTATTAGAATATTTGAAGTCGTAGATGTCATAAGTATCAGTTGATATTGTAACCTTGGTTCCCATTGGAGTGAATTCCCATTCATCTGCGGGCACAAGTAAATCAATGAATCCAACAAAATCTTCAGTTTCAATCTTTACTTCATGTTGGCCTTCAGGTAACAACTTCTTGACTTTGGGAATCAAATACTCAAGCTTCATCGCTTCAGTTACATGTGCATCGTCAATAATCGGATATGCTCCATAATATTCATCGATTGCGGCAGCAACGTCTTTCTCAATTCCTGTGTGCAACGCATGCCCTAAAACCAGTGCATTCTGTGGATCGCAATTGAAAATAGTTTTCAATTTATCACGATATCGCAACTTAAATTGATATGGGCATTTCTCATGCGTTGACACTCTTGAATAGCTCACCTGCATAATCAATCCACCAAGAAATTCGTATCAAGTGCAAACCAATGGGTTGCAGTAGATTGGTCTTCGGAAAACACCATTACGATGTCGCCATCAGATTCAATTTTCCATCTTGCAACCATTGGAACACCGCCACTTGCACTTTTGTTTTGGAGAAAATGAAATACTCGTGTTGGTCTATAATCAACAGGCAATGTTGCAACCACAACACTATCTCCTGTAATTCCCTTGATACCGCCACGAATGTAAACCACTTCACCAATTTTCCGATACTGAGGGATAACGGAATCAGAATTTGGTGTAATTCCACTTTTCAGTGGTAACGTTTTCCAGCCGCTGTCTGCGGTCATTTCGTAAACACCTTTCATGCATCATACCTCCTTAAATTTCAAAGCACATGTGAATCGGAAACCATTTAGATTCATCAAATGAAGCACCGTCTGAAATAGCTTCCAGTTTGATTTCTCCTGCAGCATTGATTGTGAATCTTGCAAACATTGGAAAACCTCCTTCACGAAGCGACGTGCATTATGCAACGTCACTGTCGTTTGTAATGCTGCAACCTGTTCTTGTAACGTTGCAACATCATCATAAATGTTTGCCATGTCATTCTCCTTTCAAGTCAGAATAAATACTTACGTACATATTCTTAATATTGATTTTTGCGTCTGAATTGCTTTTAGGTGGTACTCTTCTCAAATGTGAACTATTTTCAACTGGCGTAATATCTATAACACCAATACCATCTGGAAGTACGTTTGAGATTCTGCACATGCTTTTTTCACTGTCATCTGTAAAAAATATGCAGTGTTCGCAGTCACATTCGTTATTGCACACGTTTTTCAGCTTGTCCAAAAATTCATTTGCATTCATTTCCAAATTACCTCCATTTCACGGTCAAACCGTTCTTGTTTAAGGTCTTTGACGAACTCTTTGAATTTTGGAAACGCTGAAGGATAGAGTACTAATGAAAAACCACGAGCTTCACGAATTTTATCAATATTGTGAAGCTGAAGTTCAGAAGGTTTTCCGTTTTGTGCTTTTACTTCAATGCCAACAAAGTAACCATTGATGCAAGCCAAAATGTCAGGAATACCAGACTTAGTGAACTGACTGCCTGCCCAATATTTAATGAACCAGCATCCTTCACTTTCAAGGAACTTTTTCACCTTGTTTTCAAATGTTTTTTCTTGAGCCAAGTTATCACCTTAATCTTCAAAATCAACAGCAAAAATGCTGTCATCATTTACGTTGTTATGGAACCAAAATCCCAATTCAACGATCGCAAGAAACCCGAATGCAATTCCGTAAATCATTTTTGATTACCTCCTTTATTTGATATATTCATTATACAACATTAGTTGTATGAGATAATCTGTTTTCTGAAAACAATTTATAAATCATTTGTGAACAAGCGTTCCGTAAAGTCACGTCTCATTTTCAAAGTTCCATATATTTTTTCTTCAACAGAATTACGGCAAATCAAATAATAGTAGAAACACGTTCTTTTTTGTCCAATACGATGTGTACGTTTTTTACTCTGTTCAAATAATTCGCTTGAAAGCGGTGGGGTAAAGTACAAAATCTTATTGGATTTTTGTAAGTTCAACCCCATCGCTCCAGCTTGATACTGAATCAAAGTAACAGAATTTTCAAAATTCTCATAAGCTGACAAATCCTTTGTATCACCATTTATGATACTAATTGGACGATCTGAATCAATAACAATTTCAGATAACTTCATCAACTCATTTTGAAAATTGTAGAAAACAATGAGCCTGTCATTGGTTGAATTCAATAAATCCTTGAACAAATTAAGCTTATCCTTATTTAACGCTCCACAAAGCATTCTTTCATAAAGCATTTTCGTAAGAGACGTGTCACCTACAAGTTCTTGGTCATTGAATTTTACTATTGCGTCTTTGTGGAACTTGCGGTATTCTTTAGATACAGTACAATGGAGATTGGTATCGATTTGTTGAGGCAAATCAAATACTTCTTCAGATTTCATGAATACCGCACCATGTTCACGAAGTTTACGTTTCAAACGATCGACGTTTTTATATCCATCGATAATTTTGACTGGAAAACCGTCGAAATCTTCAAAATGATATTTCACATATGTATTCCAAAATGCTGTTTTAGAAATGTCCCAACCTAAAAGTTGACATTGACTCCATAGCTTCTCATATTTACCACCTGTTGGTGTACCTGATAGAAGTATCACATTTTCAGGTTTTAATTTCTTGAGAATAAACTTGGAACGCTTGGACGTCTCATTTTGCACTAATGACGACTCATCCAAAATCAAAGTGAAATCTCTCAGCTTTGAAAGTTCAGGTCGTCTGAAAATCAAGTCATAATTGATAATGCCAACAATTGCATGTGGAATCGCTTCGCATAAATGAACGAAACTCTCGAATTTATCAATTTTCAATGTCGCCAAATCAACGACTTCGCATTGATAATTCTTTTCGAAGTGGTCACACCAATCTTGAACTTTTGACTTTTGACAAATAATCAAATTGACTTTGGCTCCAATCTCTCGCATTTTCTCACTACCAACAAAGGTCTTGCCGAGACCCATATCAAGCCAGTAAGCAACGCGATTTTGAGATGAAGTCATTTCAAGTGCTGTTTTTTGATGTGGGAACAGTGTCACCATTCGACAATCTCCAGATCTTCTGGTTCAATAACCATGTATCCAAAATCTCCACTGCTGTTAAAAGAAAATCCATACAGATGAAGAGGTTCAGTATTGATAAGCGTTTCATACGGATTTACCTCAGTTGGCAATTCTCCGGTTCTCCAATGACAGCCGTTCTTCTCTGCTTCTTGCAGAAATTCCATGACATTTTCAGGTGTCACCTTAACTGCGATTTCATGATTCTTAAACTTTTCCCAGTCAAATGTTGATTCTTCGTCAGAAAATTTCATAACACCGTCAACAACCGAAATGTAAATAGTTTCTGGTAAATCAAAAAGCGTGCCTAACAGTTCTTTAAGAAATTCACTGAAAACTTCGGACTTGGACAAAGAAAAAATTTCATCTTTTGTTTTAAACGGATTCCATTCACTCGCTTTGTGATGTCCCCATGCCAAATCATGAGCATCACACTCCTTAAGGAACGCATCAATATTTTCACGAGTTACCGCTTTCTTAATTTTACCAGCTGCAAAAGCATTCCAATCAAAAGCAGAATTCTTCATCGCTCCAAACATACGAAAAACTGCCAGCTTTGCGCCTGTTTCAAAATCAAACTCATCTTCAGGGCAGCATCTTGCAAGTCCTTCTTCCATTACCTCACCGTTGAGATAATACTTTGCGATTGTCTTATTACCCTTGCGAGTAATGACGATCTTCTCTTCATCGAATTTTCTTGCTGCAATCGGAATCAATGTTTTAGCAAATTGAGAACCAGGCACGAATCTGTCAAGGTCATGTTCACCTTCAACGGTCTTATAACAGCACCAAGTGCAATCAACCCTTGTGATTTCGATGATGTTTCCGATTTCGGAAGAATCTCCGCCTACCTTATAACGTTCACCAACAATAAACTTTCTCATAGTTAACTTACCTTTCCGATATATTCATATATTTTATGTTCACTAATGTGATACGTCCATTTACTAGACATTTTCACAGCATATCCAAATGGTAAAATTCCTCGTTGTAAACCAATTCTTACGAATTGTTCGCTTTTTCCAAGTAGCTTAGCAGCTTCTTTCACTGTCATCGTTAGTATCATCCTCAATGAAAATTTTCCGAATTTCCTCATTAGTCAGACAATAACGTTTTGCAATGACAGCAATCTCATGTTGACTAAATGAACTTTTGCCACATAACTTACTAGCAGCAGTTTGACGACTGATTCCCAATAAATCTGAAAGATTTTTGGAAAAATTCTCATCGCCGTATAATATCATCTTCGATTTCAACAGCGTCGAATTTGTCACGTTCATCACCTCCTCAAAATTATTTTGATATAACATTCACGGTACAGAACTGTTCTTGTTACATTCTCTATTATAACGCTTTTTACAGTATTTGTAAATTGACAAAACGTACAAAGTTATATCAGAATAACGGTATATTTTTACCAAAATGAATAATTTTCTTACCAATTTGACAAATTCATTATATTAAGATAGTTATATGTAATCAATAGGGAAAATGGAACATGCGTTCTAAATGTGTACTTTGTATATTACGTACAGTAATATAGAAATATCGAAAGGAGCTTAGAAGAATTTAGTATGTGATTGTGACAAATAAAAATTCAACATAAATTCAACGAATTCAACTTAATTTCGTTTAAGCTGAATTGCGAAAAAGTACGGAATATCAATACTTTTTGAGCTTTCAATTCCACAATTCAACTTAAAACGCCCATTTTATATATACTTATACGTTAACTTTTTTTATCGTCGAAAAATTTCGACGTAGATATAAAAGATAATATATATTATTATATTATCTTGACTTGACACCGAAAAACGACTTAATCAAGAATATTTGGTGCAAAGTCCAACAGGTAAAAAATTTTCCTACAACAATTACATACAACGGCAATTCACTCCACTCATGACGAAATTAGGTATGAGCCATTTACCACATGACTGCCGTCATACCACCGCTACTAAATTGGATAACGTAGGTGCAAACACTACGGTTGTCAAACGAATATTAGGTCATGCTTCGCATGATATCACAGAACGAGTGTACACTCACAAAACACACGAACAATTGGTAGAAACTATAGACAAAATATAAAGCGCTCAGAATCACTCCTGAGCGCTTTTTCTTTGAGGTATATAATTTTATTAGTGGCGATTGCGCATGTATTCCTTATGCTTCTCATATGCTTCTGGGTGAGTTACATAAAAAACAGTAGAAATAGAACAACCAAAGCATTTCGAAATGAAAGAATAAGTGAAGTTGTTCACATACATTTCGATCATTTTTATTTTCTCGTTAGTCGTGTACCGTCTCATTTTTCTCAGCCTCCTTCTTTGCTGCACGAGCTGCTTTACGATCTGATTTCACCTTGTCACATGCTTTCTTGTACTTTTCACCATCACGTTCGAAGTTCTCTTCTGTAGACACATACCGTACTCTATAGCCTTGTTCTCTCAGTGCAGCGTAGAATTCGTTGCGATTTGCGTATTCACCGCGTACAACTTCGAATTCATTGGTTTCAGTATTTCTTACACTTGCAACAAGCAGTTTCTTTTTCTTCTGAACAGGTTCATCGTCCTTAGAAGCTTCAGATTCGCTCTCAGGCACACTTTCTTCTTCAGGAAGTAAAGTACCTACAAAACCTTCTTCTTCGTCCTGTGGCTCATCCTGAGCGTTCTGAAGAGCTTCGATGAGTTCTAATTTCTTCATCGTCCACCAATTCTTGATTTGCTTGTCCTTTGCAAGCGCTTTCAGTTCTTTGCTTGTCATACTTTCGAAATTCATAATGACTAACCTCTTTCTTTTGGTTGATATATTTATTATACAACAAATGTTGTAGATTGTACATAGTCAAAATACACAAAGTTTAAGTGATTTTCTTGTTTATTTTGTATATCGGTGCTTTTTTAAAATTTCGGTAAATTCTCTCCTTTATATATGTACAAGATACCACATTTGTTGTATAATAAATATATACTATTTAAGGAGGAAACAAAATGAATGAACTACAAATGCTAAGTGAAATGATTGCCGCAGGATATTGCGAGCTGAATGAATTCGTTCGACAATATGAAAAATTGAAAAACGATGGTCACATTCGAGATAATTTCTCAGACCACGTTCGATTCAGTTACGACATATTCGAAGACGAAACAAAATATTGAGAGGCGTTAGCCTCTCTTTTTCAAACAAAAGGAGAAGATAAGCGTGGAACTTGGTCAAACAGTAATGACACGAACAGTTGGAAATGCAGTAGTGGAAAATTATTTATTTTATCATTTTGTGTTTAGTAGTTTGGAAAGATATAAGAAGCATGATTGGGGAGATTTACCCCCTGAAGATAAACACATGAACGATAAAGGTGACGATAGAATTGTCGCACGCTATAATAGTGAATACGGTGACATCTATATAATTACTGAGTACGATCGTTCTTACACGACGATACTGTTCACAGATGAATATTGAGGAGGTAACATATGACAAAACTGAAAACACTGAGGCAGGCCAAAGGCTTGTCTCAATCTCAACTTGCAGAGAAAGCAGAAATCAACGTGCGAGTATTGCAGCACTATGAACAAGGTTCAAGAGACTTCGACCACGCTAACATTGGTACGATTTTGAAAGTGTGCATCGCTCTTGATTGCAAATTGGAAGACGTGATTGAAAACCAAGAATACGTTGAACTTTTGAAGAAAACGATGAAATAAAAATAGGCCACCGAATAATTTCGGCGGCCTTAATTTTTGTATATTACATGCGTATTTTGATGGTACTTTAGAGACACTCAAATCCAATAATACCAATATTTTCAGCCTGTGAGTATGTACGAAGATAGTATATACTATTTTGCTCCAAATGTTAACCTGCCAACAACTGCTGTATATTACGTGAGTATTATTTAGAGAAAATAATGAGCATTCAGAAAACTCTGAGTGCTCATTTTTGAATTATTACTTGTACAGTTCTGAGGACAATCTCACTCTTGCTTTGATACCGATTCTTCTCAATTCTTCGACTCTTGCTTCAGCTTCCTCAATTGTTGAGTATTCCTTAACAGACCATTTCCAGTGTCTCTTGAACCACACTTGCAGCTTGTACATTTTTAATTTCTCCTTTAGTTTAAGCTCTTCAGCTTGTTTATCATGATATTATTATACCACAATTGTTGTAGTTTGTACATAGCCAAAATAACCAAAGTTTAGGTGATTTACTTGTTTACTTTGTACAACAATCGATGTATAATAAGAATATGAAAGAGAGGTGAGAACATGAAGGTTAAATATTCGAAGCAAGCATATAAATATTGGAAGAAGTTGCATCGTCCAAAACGAGAACAAATCGAGCGTGCAATCAATAATATTCCAAAAGGTGATATCAAAAAGCTGAAAGGAAATAGTGGTGATTATCGACTGCGTGTTGATGATTATCGAGTGCGATTTTACATTGAGGATGATATAATCAAAGTAATTAAAATTGGACCACGAGGTGATATTTATGGCAATTGACTACAAACGATTGTTAGAACGCTTGGACAATATCCAAAAAGAAATTGAAGAAATCCATCAACAGCTACTAATTGGACTAGATGAAGAAGCTGAAGTGAAAGCAATCAAAGAAGAAGACGATTTCAGAACACTTGAAGAATGGCAAAAAGAAGAACCCCTCGATTGAGGAGCTCTTTTTAATTTATGATGAAATTTTCAGAATCTGAATCACAATCACATCGTTTTCGTGTGCGACATTAAAATCGACCCATGTAATTGAACGGTCTTCCGAATATCGCAAAGTATAATTTATATTTCGCATCATTCGCAATCCGTTTCGGTATACATTCATAACCGCTGTTCCTGCAATTTCATCATCTAACGAATATCGGTCGCTTGATATCTGAATGCTACCAGCGGCGTTTTTGTCAATATATTGTCTTGTATCCTCTAACAATTTGATTTTGTTTTGCTTTTGGTTGTCCCACCAAGTGTTGAAATTAGTTTCCAAGTTTTGTAGGTCTGTTTCAGAATCAGTCAAAAACGTGTCGACCTGCGTTTGTGCGTTTGTAACAAAAGCATTTACTTCTGATTGTGCATCTGTCACAAAACTGGAAACTTGTGATTGTGCATTCGTTGCAGATGCAGCAATTTGTGTTTGTGCATTTGTTGCAGCTTCTTGCACGACGTTTACGATGTTTTCAGTTCCAGTGATACCAACAACATATGGACAGTTTGCTGCTCCTCTATTGTCGCTAATGTTTTCTGGCACAATCTCTGTGGCTTGTGCAGGAACATAGACGTATGCAAGTACAAATAACTTTGCTGCATTTGTATCAGGTACGTCAGGCTTTTGTGGATCAGTTGCAGGAGTACCTTTGTGAATGTCAACATAACCACTCCGATATGCTTCATCGAGGTTAACAGAAACGCAAACTGCATCCCATCTTGGATTTGTTGAATCTGCAGCATCAATTTCAATTTCCAAAATATCTGTATTCCGCACGTAACGATTTAAGATTTTGGCTCGTCCTGTGTCAACCTTAATTGTCATGCCTGAACCGTCAGCTGAAACCTTAAATTCCTTTCCAACTCCAGCGTAAATACCATCAGAAATTAAACCTTCGAAATAATCTGAAAAATCTTTTGCACTATAAGTTCGGTCGTGGTTGATACTATCAAAAAAACCAGAAACTAACATATTAAGTCATCTCCCATTCTGAAAATGTAGGTGTAACTTTATAACCACTCTCGTCATCTACTTCAATGACTTCCAAAATACGAGCAGTTGCTGTCATACCATATTCGTTTTCTACACTTACCAAGTCGCCCAAGTCCCAATCTCGTCTATAAATAAATTGCAAAGTCGTGTCAACTTCTCCTGACAGTCCTTCGATGATGCCAGTTTCAAACAGTTTTTCCTTTCCTCGCTGTCTTAATATTGTTGCATATTCATTGTCGGTGTAATAAGTTCCATCGTCTTTCTTTTTCTGTAAGTCTCTTGCATCTACAAAAATTTCACGGCGGTCTAATTGTTTTGGCACTTTATGTTCATCGGCAGAGTTCCACGTCTTGTGCGTCCAAATGACTGAACGAGCGTCTCCTTCACCTTCTCCGGCAATAAAAGCCATTGTCTTATTACTTTCTGAATCCAAAACATAGTCAGTATTGATTAGGTTGTAGTATTTTGGAGAAAAAATAATCGGTGGATTTTCTGTTTGTCCAAGTGTCCTATCAATCCCTCTAAAAAATATAACGTCAAAACCGTCTTTTTCGTCTGTTAACACAAATTTAAAACTGAATCCATATTGCTTGCACAAACTAAAAACAGTGTCAAGTAAGTTTTGATACTGAAAGGTATTCCACATCGTGAGATTATCTTCTCCGTCGAGCAGTCCAACGTTTTTGATAATGTCAATTTCACGGTCTGCATATTTTGCAGCCATGCCTTTTGCTTCAAGGTATATCAAAAAATAACACATTGCTGATGGTCTGTCAGTTCCAAACCCTCCTGCATTTGCAATAACTCTATAAGATAGGATATTTTCAGCGCTACGTCCTGAAATTGTGAAATAGTTACCGTTTTCTGCATCGGTCTTTATTTCGATGTGTTCAATCATCATTACGCACTCGCATTCTTCACGGAAAACATAATAGCCGATTTGCAAGTATTCCAACAACGCAGAATCAGCAGGAAGATATATCTCAAAATCGCCTACATCCCAATATCGTCTCGTCCAAATTAGAGAAGAATATTGGTCTATAACGGCAACGGTTTTGAACGATTTATCGAGAATATATAATTCCAATTATTACACCCCCAACAATAGTTTTTCGACGGTTACGGTAACGATTAAGTTTTCAGGTTTCTCATCTGCACCATAAGTCAAACGATTATTGCCAGGCAATAATTGCACCCATTCAAAGCCTTCAGCCATAGTGTTTAAAATATTTTTTGTTGTTCCATCAGCAAACGTTTTGACAATTGACAAATGATGCTTATTAGTGTTTACAGTGATTTTTTCGTCAAAATTCAAAACACTGTCTGTACTAGTCAATTTCATCGTTTGGTGTGATGTTAGATTTGTAAACCAAGGATGCAAAACGGTTGAGCCGATTACCTTAAACTCAACAATGATACCTGTGGAAATTGGTCCTGCATTGATCGTTCCAATTGTCCCATAATTTCGTTCTGAAATAGGAATAGGTTCACCGACATTGATTGAAAATGGAAATTCAAATCTACCTTCAGAAACAGACAACACAACACTTTCTTTTTTGATGCCTCTAAAATATGGATCGTTACAAATAATAGATATTTGAGCGACTTCGTTGTTTACAAAGAAATCACATTCAAACGATTCAACATAACCATCAATGTAAACATCATGAATTCCATTTCTATAAAATAATCGAATCTGTTGTCCAATTGGAAAATGTTCGTACAATATATTTCTATTTACTTCAACGTCTGGCAATAATTTAATATATAATACGATGTTTCTTTCATTGATTCGACCAGAATTATATGTTTTACCGTCTACATTTGCGGTAGTGGAAAAATTCAAAGTAGCTGGAGGAGGAGCTAATCCGTCTATTTTGTAAATGTAAAAATTTGGATTGTTAGTGAAATCAATTGTTTTTGTTTTTACGAAATACACGACTTAAACCCCCTTAGCGCTTAATAAATTTTTGGACTGTCTATAAATATCGTATCTTGACAAAGCTTTTGGTGAATTATTTGTTTGGTTAAAATTGTATGTATTTACAATTTTGGTATTTCCATTTGCAACGCCATTTGTTCCAATGTTCAAATCATTGGACACATTTGCAATAGCACCTTTTGCAGCATCCAATGTTTTCTTGGCTGATTTTTTCATTGCGTTAACTGCTGATTTTGTTTTGTCCTCAATACCTTCGGCAATACCCATAGGAAGAAATTGCCCGATTTGGTCACGCATGACTTTCGAAGGAGATGCAATGCCAAAAAATCCCTTTAAGGTGTCAAGAACACCTTCACCAAAACCAGAAATTTTGTCATAAATCCATTCTGCCATATCTCCAATACCATTCCATAAGCCTTCTACGATGTCTGAGCCTATGTTGTAGATTTTATCTGGCAAACCACTAATGCCATCTACAAGATTATCCCATAAATTTCTGGCAGCTTCAGAAGCTTTGCTTCCAAGATTACTTGCAAATCTTGTGACATTACTTATGATATTTGACAACCAATTCCAAAATTCACCGGGCAATTCCTGAATCTTGTTTGCGACATTGTTAAAAAAATCACTTGCAGCTTGACTTGCTTTTGCCCCCATATCTGCTGCCCATGAAGCTACATTACTAATTACATTTGACAGCCACTCCCAAACTTTTCCAGGTAAATCAGACAGCCACGAATTAATTGTATTGATAAATTCTAGCATTGCAATTCCTGCCTGAATAATCATTTCCCCGCACCATTCAGTGAATTTATTCCACGCTTCAGTTAGTTTTTCACCAATTTTTTCTGCGAGTGGTGCAAGACCCTCAATGATCGCATTTAAGATTTGTGGTACTGCAACAATCAAATCTTGTGCTATTGTAGGAATAGCCCTAACAATTGCACCAAGAAAATTAAGTGCAGCACTCAAAAGTTGTGGAACTGCATCCATCAAAAACTGCACAATTGCAGAAATAATAGTTGGTAATGCTGCAACAAGGCTTTGAATAATCTGTGGTAATGCCTCCACCAAAGCGTTGAATAGTTGAATTGCACCATCTAAAATTTGCGGTACACTCTGAACCAAAAAATTTGCGATTGAATGGATAATATCAGGCAGCGATGTCGTTAACGCCTGAATAACAAGCGGCAATGCATCGATCAATCCATTTAGCATTGTTTGTGCGGCAGCCAAAATATCAGGTAACGCACTAACCAAAAAATTTGTAATACTGTCAATGATTGTAGGCAGCACAGGGAGTAATTGATTTAATAGTTCTGGCACGGCTTGTACAATCGCATTAAATAGAGTTGTCGCACCTGCAAAAAGTTCTGGTGTTGATTCTGTCAACATCGTTACAAGTGATGTAATAAGATTGGACAATGTTGTTCCGAGGTCTATTTCTGTCAATGCAGTAATAAGTCCTTGGAACAACTGCATAGCAGCACTCAAAAGTTGTGGAGCAAGTGTGATTATTTCCTGAATTATCTGTGCTACGATCGTAATAATGCTCGTCAAAAGTTGTGGTGCAATCATTACGATACCATTTGCAAGTGTCATGATAATTTCACTTGCAGCGGATAAAATTTCACCAGAATTTTCTGTGATACCACCAATGATACTTTGGATAATTTCAACGCCAACTGTTGCTACTGTTGGAAGAATGTTTGTGATAGTTGTCACAAGTGATGTGATAATATTTCCGATAGATGAGCCAATTTTTTCTCCTGCTCCATCAACACCGTTTACCAAATCTGTGAAAGCACTCGCAAGGTTCTCAACGTCTGGAACGATGTCAGCAAGAATTCCAGCCCCAAATTGGGTAAACATTGCAAGAACAGGTGTGAACGCTGTGCCAATATCTGCAATACTTTGCTTCATGCTCAATTGCGCAGTGTTCAAGTCAATCATTGCCTTGTTGTTTTTCTTGTATTCTTTGCCGAGGTCACCATACAAACCATTCAACGTGTCAACAATCAATTGCTGTCGCTGTTGTTCATCACTACACGCTGCCAATTTTGCATTAAAATCGTCTTCATTTTCTCCTGCCCAGTTTAAGGCATCCGCCAAGTTACCAGTAATTTGTCCAACTTTAGCAGTTTCATTGACAGACTCAGCCAAACCATCAAGTGGAATCGAATCACCATACTTCGCCCAAATACCTGCAGAAGAATTCAGCAAACTGTTCAAATTTTCAGTAGATGTTCCCATCGCCATGAAGTTTGATACGGTGGTATTTGCAGCGGTTTCATCACCTAAAACACCATACATATTTTGGAAACTTTTTTCAGCGAAATCTGCGGAATAGCCACCATCTTTTGCAGCACTTGACAATTTTGCCATGTTGTCGTTGAATTCTTTCGAGCTTTCTGTGGCAGCAACTAAACCACCTGCCAAACCAGTAATCGCTGCACCAAGACCTGCAATAGCTCCGTTGCCTAATGTACCCAGAAAACCTTTTAGCTTTCCACTTGATTCATCTGAATTATCGCCAGTTTCCTTGATTTTTTTGTTTGCACCGTCAAGTTCTTTCTCTGCTTTTTTGGCGGAATCACTTGTATTATTCAACGTGTTATCAAATTTATCCGCTGAACTTTCCGACGATTTCAAATAGTCCTTATTTTTCTTAAGGTTATCAGATAAAGTTCTTATTTGCGTACCGAGACGCAATGCTTCATCTGAGGTTTCTCCAAATTTCAATACTGCATTTACATATTCCTGTTTGAGAGCTTTTAGATCGGTTTCCTGTTGCTTAATTTCGTTTGATAATTTATCAATAGCACTTACTGTTTGTGTTTCAGTTTGTTCAACTTTAGCAATTGTATTGTCAAAATCATTTGCTGCTGTTTCAGCTTCTTTTAGTTTTTTTCGATTTTCATTTAATTCTGTCGATAATTCAGAAACTTTTCCAGCAGCTACTTTCGCCTCATCTGAAAATTCTCCATACTCCAAAACTGCACTGGAATATTCTTTTTTTAACGTCTTTAAGTCAGATTCTTGTTCTTTGATTTCATTTGATAACTTATCAAACGCACTTACTGTTTCTTGTTCCGTATTTGCAAGTTCTTCTGCTTGTCTTGCAGCTTCTTCGGCAGCACTAGCCATTTCATCAATTTTATTTTCATATTTCGAAATAGCAGCTTCGTTGCCTTTGATAGCAGCTTTTAAGCCATTCATCTTAATTTGGAGATTTTGAGCAGATGCTGAATTTTCTCCTTCTTTTTGGACAACTTCATCATATTTTTTCCGAACGTCTTCCAAAATTTTTGAATAATTCTGATTGACATTTTTAAGTTGTGTGATTTTTGCACTTAAACCATCTGCGGAACTACTCCAATTGTCCATTCCTGCAGTAGCAGCTTTGAACTCAGAATTGGTCAATGCGATTTGTCTATTTGCATCTTGTAAACTGCTTTTTAATTCACTAATGTCAACCTTGAATGCAGTTGTGGTTTCAGTATTTTTTGCCATGTTCTCACTTCCTTAGAACCACGTGTCGGGAGCAGGCTTCATAATTCTTTTCGGCTTACGTTGTCGTTTTCCATAATCAACAGTACGGCGCATGAGTACTACAACTTCATGCGCTCGATAACTGCGAATCATAATTGGATTTAGACTGTGAAATCTTTCACATAATGAAATGGATATGTCGAACAACATATCATATAAGGACGTCTGCTCTCCGTCCTCAATCAGTTTCCCGAGTTATTTCCAAGAGTAGCAATCTCAGAAATTGCATATGTAAATGCTTTGATGAAAACACTTACCAATTCTTTCGTTTTCGTATTACGAATTTCAGAATCAGTAATGCCTGGGAAAATCTGTTTTAAAAGCGGTTTAACCTGAGGCAATACCGCAATGACTGCTTTACCAATTGCTACAGCATCATCGAGTTTATCGACATCAACAATGCTCAGTAAATCTTCAACAGTTCCCCACATCAAATCAAATTCTGAGGCAGTATATGTTTTGGCAATTTTGCCATTTTTATAAATGTTCAATTTCATTTCCATAAGGTTAAACCCCTTTCTTATTTTGGCAATACCACGTAAGGAATTTCTTACATGGTATACCTATTATTTTTTATTCGCCTGTTTTTGCAGTAACATCGTTCGGTGTCATAACCTTTGTAAACCAACTTTCCAGATTGTCAGCCCGTCCATATCGTTCGTCGACTACAATACCAGAAATAGACTGATTGTACGTTGTGCCACTGCCGCTTGTCGCTGCTCCTGCGTCATCACGATATGGAAATTTATGAATAGTGTTAACTGCAGTGAACGTCAGTTCAGTGTTTGTAGTGTTGATTTCGTCGGATTCTGTATTGACTTCCTCAGACGGAATTGTGAACACGCCTTTGTATTTCCAGACAAACCGCCAGAAGCCGTCAGTACCTTTTGTCTTGTAACCGATTGCAAACTGTCGAGGTGTAATCGCACCCTCAATCAACATTCCCTTTGTTGCGTCAAATGCCTGTCCAGTAATTTCCGCCAAAATACCAAGTGCAGGCGGTGCAACCGTCAAAGTGTAGGTTTCTGCACCCTTTGCAGTAATTGCGATCATTCCTTTGTCGTCGTAGTAATGTGTTTCGCTGGACGATTCCACCTCTTTTGCGATAGTTGCTACATACGCCAGCCGTTTTGGTTCTGTAGTTGTGAAGTTCGCTTCACTATCTTCTGTCACGTGGGCAAAAAATAAATCTTCGACCCCACGAAATTCAAATGCGTTTCCTACGTTACTTGCCATAGTTAGTCCTCCTCATTCATTTTCAAAATCGAAATTGTAAAGCCTCTGCCAACATGTGTAGATTCATCGCTCATTACATCATGGGCATCACCCCAGACTTCAAAATTGTTTTTACGTAATATCTTTTTTGCTTGTCGCAAAATCTCATAGGGCTTATCTGGGTCAACAGAATAGAAGTTAACGTCGTACTCGTATTCGGTCGAACGATCTTCGTTGTCATAAAATGCTTCACCGTCTGCAGCAGAATTCCAAAATGTAAAGAAATCATTTGGATAAGGTTCATCTTCCAAGAAACTACCTTGACGTCTTACTGGAAACCCGAAGCTTGACAAAATTTGAATCAATAAATCTTCCATTATAGGTTCCTCTCAATCCATTTTTCGATAGCTTCTCGTTGCAAGTATGTAATTGCTATTTTGGTTTTCCTACCATAAAATGCATCTTTTAGGCCAGGAACAGGATTCATTCGTGGTGTACCATATATTAGGAAAATTGACTTTAGGCCTGATTTTTTCAAATCAAAACCTATTTTGATTTTACCAGTAAAACCACTCCAATTTACTGTCATATCTTTTCTCAATGCTGCTTTCGTTTCACCGTCTCGCCAATACTTACCGCGAGCAGGCATGTTGCTTTTTACCATAAGAGCATTTACTTGCTGATTGACATAATTCTTGGACGATTTCAAAGCACTTTCAGTTGCTTTTTTCAATCCTTCTTCACCCGCAACTTTGTCAATTCCTCTCATAAGTTCCTGCCAGCCAGAAAACTGTAAACCGATTCGATTCTTTTTAGCCATTATGCACCACCTGCAACTTTACGTATTTTGAACTTTAAGCACTGATGTCGTTGGTTGATATCTTCAGGCGTTCCAAGAATTTCATAAGATATTCCTGCAACGTCTTTCATAATGCAATCAGCTTTGACATCAGGCCGGTACCAAGTTTCAATTACAGCAGTGTCTTCAATAGCGAGAACGTCATTGCTTTTTATCTCGGTTCCTCCAAATGTTTTGAAAGAGCAATGAATCAATTCACCTTCAGTTGGATAAACTTTTTTGACAACACCTTTGATAATTTTCGTTTCAGGAATGAATAGAAACATAGGAACATTGAATGGCCCAATTGCTCTGTAATTTGACATTCATATCACCCCAAATTTGTAACAATAGTAGTAGTTCCAGCTTTACGTGCAAGATTCTCAGCAGTAACTTCTGCAACACAAATCTTATGACCGTCTTCTGCAACGATTTCACATATGCCGTCCCATTCAATCCATTCCGATAAATTTTCACCATACTCTGGTAATTTCACATCGAATTGATATCGATACAATGCTTCTGAATCACCACCAGTAATATTGATTTGGGTTGTCCCAACATCAATGCCTGGACTTGATTCCAATTTTAATTCACCGAGCATCGGAAGAACGTACTTCAATTGGAATGCACGTTGAATGAAATACGTTGACAATTCTGCCGTTCCCATTCCATAATTCCATAAATCTGAAACGCCTCTAATAATAACTCCGACAGACACCGAAGAATTCAAAACGTCAATCGAAACTCCAGCATCAATCAGGAAATTTTTGACTTCATCAATGTAAGTCATCAAGGTATCGTCTTGGTACGCACCTGTTATACCGAGGCCGATTTTTACTTTTGTCAAAAGTTCAGTGTCTGTCATTGTTATCACTCCTTATCCAATGTTGACTGTCATAACTGTTTGTCCAAATTTTACAGCTTTTTTATTGACATCTACTTCGTAAATGCCAATCTTATGACTGTCCTCACCTTGAATTTCAGATGTGCCGTCCCAAGCAGTCAACGCACTCATATCGTCACCTACAACAGGTGGATCGATATTAGACGGTGACGTTTTATACACGTAGGAATTTCCAGAAGTCAACGACGGTTTCACCGTAATTTTCGTATATCCTGTTTGCGTTCCGGCAGCAGATGTGACAGTTAAACTGTCACAATCTTTTCCACCATTATAATGCGCTGCCATAAAATTCAAGACTTCAACAATCGATGTTCCAGTTACATTGTCAACACTTGTAGCACAACCAATTGCAACTGCAAGATTTTTCAATGCATCAACTTTATTCATAATTGTTTACTCCTTATTTCTTCAGAATAAATGCGCCGTTTACGTCAAGCATTTTACCGTCCATAATGCACAAGCCTTTGTTGAAATACTTGTTCTTATCATCGTCAAACCAACGCTTGAAACCAATTTGCAACTGAGTATTTACAGCATAGTCCATCGGTCTGAAGTACAAGCCCCAAACGTCACCTGTCTGAGCTGTATCATAATCTGCCAACATGTCAGGTTCAACAAGAATAACTTCACGACCTGCGAAACGGCATTCAAGATTTCCAGTTGTCGGATTGTAAGTTTCCTGATAGAGCGGACGATCATTTGCATCCTTCAAAGTCATAATATTGGATTCCCAAGTGCCAGCTGTCATGACGAAAATACCCTGACCACGATATGCCAACGGAATCTTTGCAAACAGATTCTTTCTGAACTTGGTCCAATCTGCCATATCAGCAGCGGCAAAAGTCAGCTTGTGGTCTGCTGCAATTCTAGTATCATTCAAGATACCGAGCGGCTGACCAGAACCCGTACCCTTCAAGATAACTCTGTCGAATTCCTTGGTGAATGCCTCTGCCAGCAGTCTAGCCATCTCAGTTTCGAGATAATTCAGCGAAACAACCTGAGACAGCAGAGACTGCGCCAGTCGAGCTTCGACGATATGGTAACCAAAGGAAATAGAAGTCTTGATTTCAGGTACTGCCTGAGTTTCAGAAACTGTAGTTTCAGTGATCCAAGTAACAGTCGGCACAAGTTCCTCAATCGGGAATTCTACACCACCCTTAATGTTCAACTTACGAACACGACTGAACAGCTGACCATATACCTTGATTTCCTTCAGGAACTCATTCATGATAGTGTTCGGGATAATTTTACCAACATCAGTTGTCAGCAAAGTTTCATCTGCACGATAGTTCCATTCACCTGTCTGAACATACCGCATAAATGCCTGTCGATATTCCAAAGAATCGAGCGGACTTTCATTCTGACGAGTCTGCGGAGCAGTCTGCGAATAGCTTGCCATCGGGTTACCACCACGCAACTGTGCATTCGCAGGCGGTTCAGCAGAACGACCTTCATCGTCGTCGTTGTCATCGTCATCGTCATCAAGCGCATCCAGTTCATCCTGAACGTCAGCAATATCTTCATTGATATCTTCCAGCTGTTCATTGATAGAACGCACCTCGTTTACATCTGTAGATGCCTGAGAGCGTTCTACAAGCTTTGCTTTCTTTGCAAGCAGTCTCTTCATTCTCTTTTCGAGTACTTTCTTTCTGCCCATGTTTACTTACCTCCAAGAATTTGATTTTTGAGTTTGAATAATTCCAACATTTCATTTGGTTTTCTCGCACTATCCAGTACGCTTCGTGCATTGTCCAATGCAGTCCGATCTCGTGCCGAAATTTCTGTTGCTTCATATGCTGGAAATGTTACTGCAGACACTTCAACAACAGATGAAATCGACGTAATGTGACGAGTAGGATGGTCGCTGTCCAGCGCTTCCCATTCTTCACCATCTATGCCAAACATGAATGACATTCCAGAAATGTCGCCACGTTTAACAGCTGAGTATAATGCTCTTGCTTCGGCGTTGTTTTCAACATCCAAATTTACTCTGATTGCCATGCCATTATCATCGACTGACATTTGCATGGTTGAGTTTTTGTTGTTATTTCTTGAACGAGCAAGAGGAATTTTGTTTGTGTCATGATTCACAAGAAATCTCACATCTCTCAAATCAGTTTTATCTAATGCACCTCGTTCAATGATTTCATCAAAATAACCGAGATTAGTTTTAGATTCATAAACAATTGGACGACCTGTGATAAATGTGCCATTTTCATCGTCTTTGTCTGCTCTGATTTCAAACGTATAATTTCTTCGAAATAACTCATCCATCTATATCACCTCACATAATCGTAATATCGTTGATTTTCGGTGAGCTATTGTCAGAGGTACCAGACCAAACTAAATAATACTCACCAGCAGGAACAGAAGAAATGTCAACCGCTTCCGTAACACCTGCAGTCGCATACACATATTCAAAATCTACTGTCACAATGCTTTCATTCCCAGCAGCCAATAAACTTTGGATTGACTGTGCTTTTTCCAAATTAGTTGTACCATCAACAAGCCCAGAAGGAATGAATTTGAAATATTCCCCGTCTTTCATCGAGCCGGAAATATATCCAAACAGCAGCAGTTGTGTTGGGCTGATTTCTATTGGTATAGTACAAAATGTAGGTACTTGCTGATTCCATCCAAACGAAGTTGTGTTGTAGTACATTGAATGATTTGAATCAGCATTGCAAAAAGCATTTTCTTCTGTAATATAATCACCAAGAGACTTCAATCCTGTGCTTGGTGCAGCGTAAATTGTGTCAATATAATTTGTATACATTGCATTGTCGAAAATATAATACCGAGTAGTAGTTGCGCCTGTACCAATTAGGTTTGGAGTAATGATTGATGTTCCATCAGCATTATTGATTTTCAGTCGATAGCTCGTTGTAGTATTGGAATATACCTCAATTGTCGGTGAAACACCGTCTTTTCCGTTTGTACCATTTGTGCCATCAGTTCCATTCTCACCAGCAGGCCCAGTGTCTCCAATATCACCTTTGTCACCTTTTGGACCAGCTGCGCCGGTATCACCTTTTGCTTTTCCTGCATTTATTGTGGAACCATCTGACAGCGTAACAATGAGGTTTCCATCTTCGTTGATTGTGCAGTTCTGAACATAAACTGCAGTGCCACCACTATTTTTGATCTTCTTATTCAGAAGTGCATAAAGTAGCATATCCATTTCATTCACCTCTTACAGTTTGTACCATTTCTTCTGATACAAGATATAGACGTCACCCGTATCAACTGCCAAGAACGTCGAGCCTTCATCGTAGTCAGTAGATAATGTAGCGACTTCTGCCGAAGTGCCAATCATGTCCCAACATGAAGCATAATTACGTTCCATCATCATTATCACCTTCATCCTGTTCTTCATCATCGATAGGTTCTTCTTCGTCATCGTCTCCATTGACTTGATATTGTTTTGCATATTCTACATTTACGTAGTTCAGAGACTGCATTCGTACACCTTCTAACTCAGGCAATGGTCTCAAACCAAAAGCAACACGTTTTTCATTTTCGTAAATGGATCCACTGTCACCAAGTAATCTCACCATCTCAAGCGTTTGGTCTACACTCATAAAAATAAGGTCCTTAGGGTAAAACTGAATCTTATTTCCAAATGACCGCTCTCTCGGAGTAAACAGAGATCGTGTAAAACCTTGCGACATTGCAATGATGAGTGGTTCCAATGTTTTTTGATAAAACGCTTCGTATTGTTCCTTAGTGTAATCACCAGTAAGAATACAAAGTGGAACACCAAAATGGCGAAGAATTTTCTCATCGATAAATTTCAATGTAGCTTCATCCACTAACTGAACATTTCTCGTGATAGGTGTAAATTCACTTGTAATATCAAGAGGCAAGAATCCACTTTCAGAATTTTGCAATTTCTGTTCCAATTCTTTCAGAGCCGCTTCAGTTTTGCCTCCATCAATCATTGACTTGAATTTGACAACGCCATTGATCGCGCAACTTGACACCATTGCTTTTGATAAATTATGCAAAAGCAAATAGTTCAAATTCAATGTTTTCAAAAGTGCTTCATTGTCTGGTTGACCTTGTTCGTTGCCACCCATATATTCATTGACAGAAAATTTATAGCGGATATGAATAATATCTGAATATGCCAAAGTTGTCTCAAAATTATTTGCAAAAGTAAATTTCACATAGAGCGTATCAGAGGCATCCTGAATGAAATCTACCTGCGTAGGCTGTATTGGATATAGGCCTGTATATCGTCTCTTCTCAGTGCCATCCTTGTCTGTCCAAACGTAGTATGTTGGAATGATGAAGGAGTTGTAATTGAAGAAGAGTTGCCAAATGATTTTTTCGATAAATTCAGACGTTGTCATAATTTCATTTGGCGCACTTAAAACTGTTTGAATGTCACTATTTACGGGAGTGACATCACATCCAGAAGCTCTGACATGTTGAGGTGTCAACTTTTTCATTTCACTTACGATGCAATTTATCGCCTGTTGAACAACGTCACTTGCATAAATATCATCGCCAAACTGAGAAAATATTGGAGTAAACCCATTTAGCATATCCGCATACTCGGTTTTAACCTTGGGCTTTCGCCTCAATTTATCTAACCATCCCAATCAATTCACCGCCTTTCATTCCAAATACGTTGTTTATACAAGCATTAAATAACCTTCAAATGCTTCATCGGAGGTAATCACAACGTTAGTGCCAACTACCTGAACATCAACCAGAGCGATGCCGTAGTTTGAGCCGTTCTTTCTCATTACAACAGTAGGAATCTGACCATTTGCAGCAGTAGTGAATGTGCCGCTGGTCCAATTGTTAGTAGTGAAAGTTACTTTTGTAGGTGCCTTCAAACCGTTGAGCTTTGTCTTGAATGCACTTGTAAAGTCTTCAGTAGACAGTCCCTTACCTGCTTCCTTATCAACTTTATTTGTAAATGCTGCATCGGTAGTTTTTACGAAATTACTATCGTTTTGCAGTTGACTCGTCTTTGTTGGTACTGCAGGAATTGCCGCTGAAGTGATGAAGCCAGAATCATTTGTCAGATCGCTTGTTTTCGTCGGTACTTCAGGAATAGCAGCACTCGTAATGAATCCACTATCGTTTTGCAACTGACTAGTTTTTGTCGGCACTGACGGAATAGCTGTCTTTTTCGCATAATCGCTTTCGACTTCTGCAAAATTGTCATTGATTTTGCTGATTTCCTCTGCGATAAAACCACCATTTTTGATTGTCTGCATAGCCATAATAATTTCCTCCTGTTAGTTTAACTTGATGCCAATAACTTTTGTTATTGGTCGATCGCTGAATGATGTCAGATAGCGTCCAGATGCGTTCGTCTTAATGCCTGCGTAAACATTATTGCTGAACTTCAATTGCGTCTTAGAGCTGACCTGAGCGTTACACATGTACAAATTGCATCCTTCCATAGTTGCAAAATCAGATTCACAATTCAAAACCTTAAACACCGTTCCAACTGCCATTGAATCGATTCGCTGCCAACACGATGCACCTTCTCGCTGAATCATGATTCCATCAAATTTTGTAATGTCATCTGTCAATGTTATAGAAGCAGTGCTTCCAGAATCTTTTGAAGGAATAGCTTTTGAACCTTGAAATAGGACTTTGTAGCTGATAGGTTTATATGTCAATTTGTTTGCGAGTTCTGTGAAATTTGCATTGATACCAGAAATAAAACTTTTTAGTGTCGTTCCCATTTTGAAGACTGTCATCTTACTCACCTTCCAAATAAATTTTACAAATACATGGTTCATCCACGTAAAATTCAAAATCACCATTTGTAAGTATTCTGTAAGATGCAATCATATTCTTCCAAGTTAAATCAGTATCTCGTCTGATTGCTTTTTCAACATGGTAATTTAAACCTAAACCATGAGATGAAGCGGCAATTGTCGCCATATATCGTCCGTCTGGTTGTAGTAAAAAACTATTCGTTGTGAACGATTTTGGATATACACTTGCCATACTCAACCTCCAACAATTTGTTTGTACTCTGTTCGATATCGTCTATATGTTTCATATAAGATAACGAATGTGACTGCCCCATCGATTCGTTTTGCACCCTCAGTTTTAATGCACATGCATTGTCCAAGGTCATTTACTTTGATCGCTGCATTTTTCAAGCACCATTTATCAACCTCGTTGTCACCATAGTTTATAAATTGATGTTTGAAATCTGCTTCACAGAGTTTCATGGCATTCGATAACGTTTGAGCATTTTGAAGAATCAAAATCAAATCTTCATTTTCTTTCATCCAACCATATTCACCCATTCGAGTTATCCAATCTTTTGAAAATCGTTGGTCGTAACCACATTTCCAAAGTTTGATATCATATTCGATATACAACTTATAAAACCAATCTGCAACTACTGCCAAATCAATGTCGTTGCCTTCAGTGATTGTCACCAATCCTTTTTTTGCCCATTCAACATATTTGGCTCCTGCATTCCTATCGTCAGAATCTTCCAGTTTTGATTCTGGGATAAAATACATCGTATGTATATATTTTATTGGGTCATTTGGTTTCATCATCAGAATCTTCGCACAAGTTAGGTCAGTCGTCTCTGAAAGGTCAACAGCTCCCAAACAAACGCATCCTCTGAAATCTTCCAAATTATGAACTGCACCGTAATCGTAATCTTCCAAATTCAACCATGATTCCGCTGAATTTTGCTTAATGTTGAAGTCTTTGGACAATACGAAAATACGATCTGCTTTAGACTTTTTTGCCAAGTCAATTTGCTCGTCCAAATAGTCCCATTTTTTTACAATTCCCAATGTTGGATTTGATTTCACCCAAGTTCTTTTGTCTTGCCAGATTTCTTGCTCAGAATCTTGAGTATAAAACCACGGAAGCAATCTCTCTGCTGAAGGACCGTCATCCTCTTTCCAAATGACTGCTCTTGCTTTTCTCAACTCGTCATCCAAATATCCATCGACGACAAAACCTTCTGTCGTAATATTGATGAATTTAGGATTGTCTTTCAATGATTGTGATTGTTCAATTGATTTACCAATGATGTTTTCTTTCATTTCATGAGTTTCATCAATGATTGCAAAATCAATGTTTCGACCTTCCTTATTCTTCGTTCGGTCTGACAATTTGAAGATTTTGGAGCCATTAGCTTTATTCAAAATGAAACGCTGATTTCGCTTTGTGTCGATTTGGTCTGGGTCAATCAACAATCTCATCGTGTCAATTGCATCGTAAGTAATGCTTGCCTGATTATCATCGTTTGAACTGCAAACAATATCTGCGCCTTCATTTCCAACGATCAATTCACTAAGACCTAAAGCCGAGCATGTTTCAGACTTCGTATTTTTACGAGCGATCAACAAAATAACTTTCTTGAATCTGTCAAATGTTGTTTCACTCATCTTAAAGCTGTACACCGCTTCAATGAATGCTTTCTGCCACAACATGAGAACCATTGGTTTATTGTAGTACGGTGATTTTGTCAACCGTACACAATTTTCCATGAAATCCATTCTGAGAAGAGCGTCGTGCGTATCGTAATAGTAGGCATCATTTAGGAAATCTTCTTTAAGGTTTTGTAACTCCTGCCAAAGTTCTTGGCCTACTAATATTTCACCCCATTCGATTCGCGCATGGTATTCCAACAAGTAGCTGTTGTCGGGTGTCCAAATTTTCTTTTCCTTAATCAACATGCCTTGACTTCGCCCACTTTCTGAGCGGTGACTCATCTTTTTCAGAATTGTCGTCAACGCTATGAGAAATTACTTTGACGATATTAGTATATTGCTGCAAAAATTCTTTGTAGAGCTTTGCAGCAGGCGTTGCTTTTTGAATCTCCGGATTGTCTGGATGCACCTTAATCATTGGTAATTTTTCGAGGTTTTCTAATTGATTTTCGATAAACAACATTTTGTCGATGAGAGGTATCATCGTGCTCGCATTAGATTTATCAACTAATTTTAGCAATTCTTCTCTTCGATTCAATTTTGTTCACCTTCTTTCCAAAAACTCAAAATGAAAAATCTCGTTTTTTCGCTTTTCGTGAAACATAGG